GTCATATTTAACTCCTTATCTTATTTTTAAATATAGATATATTATAACATACTTTAAAGCAAATGTAAACGATTATTTTCACTTTTTTTGAAAATAATTGTGAGAAAGTGTTGATGTGAAAGAAAAGGTGGGGAGCTGTGATGGCTCCCCCATGATAATCATTACTAAAGGAGTGTTATACTTCTTTTGCTATAAAAGTGTATACACCGTAAGCAAGGGCTACCCAAGCTACTAAGTCAACAAGTCCACCTAGTAATAGGTAGGATAATGATAGGCCGACAATAAGTCCGCCGTCCCAAGATGTACGTTCTGCCCATCTTGCCATTAACCATGCTTTTGCTGTATTTAACATATTCATATAGTTCTCCGTCTATAGTTTGAAGTCAGCAAACGAGTCATTACTTTCTCGCTCACCAAACTTATTTATCGGCTTATCTGGCACCATTTCTGTCATAATGTCTGATTGAGCCGATTCCTCTACATCATATAGTTTCATGCGGGAACGGTCCACACCAATTACAAATCTCTTGTATTTGGTTGGGTCGTTATATCTATTCTTCAATTGTTTTACTAGCAATTGACCTAATTCTTCAAGTTCCTCTGTTGAAATAAGAGCAAACATTAAATCAGCCGTTGCTGGTAAACCAAACGATTCAGATGTATCCTCAAGACCGACGTCAGTATTACTGAAACCAGACCTCGTGGTCTGTGTTGCCGATACTATTGGAACATTGAATTCCACAGCCAAACCGCGAAGTTCTTCCGCAATGGCTTTAATATAAGTATAACTATTTATACTTCCGCCCATGCCACGCATGCGACTTGAGGCACAAATATTTAAATAGTCAATATATATCATATCAGGCTTAAATGTCTTTTTGAGTTTAAGCTCATTAAGTAAAGCTCTGAAATGACCAGTATGTGCAGAACCAGTAGGATATTCTTTTACTATAAGTTTACCTACAGATGATTTTGCAATTTTTCCAATCTTATCATCGAATACATTTTTAGGTAATGACCCAAGAGATTCGATTGGAAGGTTCATAAGATTCGCATCAATTCTTTCAGCGATTCTTTCTTCTGCCATTTCCATTGTTATGTACAATACATTCTTTCCTTGATTAAGTACTCCTGCTGCACAATGACACATGAATAATGACTTACCTACGCCTGTTCCGGCTAAGGCAATGTTAAGTGTCTTATTAGGTAGACCACCTTTTGTTATTTTATTAAAATAATCTAAATCAAACGGTATTCTATCTTCTTTACGATTATAAAAGTCAAACCTTTGTTCACTATCATCAATATAATCATGACCTATTTGTTCGTCAAACGAAACACCAAGAGCTTCAGATAGTATTTCAGGTATAGCACCTTCACTTCTTTCTTTATCTTTGCCATCAATGATTCCTATTGAATCCATAATAGCATTATAAACTGCTCTTTCTTTACACCACTTTTCTGCTTCAGCAATTAAGTAATCAGTATCGACATCAGATTTATCGATAATTTCTGTGATTAATCTTTGAGCATTATTTAATACATCTTCAGGTGCTTGAATTTTCTTTAACTCAAGTTCTAAGATTTTTGATGTTGGTAATTTATTATGTTTGCTTACAAATTGGACTATAAGGTCGAACACAGTTTTATGTGTACCTTCAAAATATTCATTCTTTAAATAAGGTACAACTCTTCTGCAGAATTCTTCGTTATGTAGAAGATGATTCAGTATGTGTGTTGGTAACTGATTCGTCATTTCCTATTCCTATTGTTGCTTGATTAGTTTCTTTAGCGTATTCTAAAGAATCTGTTATTATATATTGTAGTACTGAACCTAAGTAATTTTTAAACGATTCGTCTTTCTCAAGTTCATCTACACTAAAATCTGCTGGGTCTTGTACTGTAAAGTTAAAGCTTAATGTTGCTATATCTAAGTTAGGGTCTTCTTTGACTCCAACTTGTCCATATACAACTATAACATTCTTCCAAGTACCAGTTTTAAGTTTTACTCCTTGAAACGCACTATTGTCGTTTTCTACAATTGAGTAGTCTTTTTCGCTTATGTTGTACATTATTCTTCAGTATCAATATCAAGGTCAATATCAATCATTGGTCTATGACCGACTGAATAATATGTTTTTACAAACTCTTTAAAGTTAGTATTTTCCAAGATTGGTTCCCAGAACTTTTTCTTAAGAGTATCTTTTTCTCTTACTTTTGGTTCTAGTATTTCTCCAGTTTCCATATCAACTGCGGCATACCAACCAACATTTGGTTTAGTTACGTATCCACCAGCCATTGCAACATCGAGCAATCCACTATACTGTTCTATACCACCTTCCCACGTTACTGAGATTGGTACCTTTGATTTTTCTTTTACAAATCTAGATTTTTCTACATTGATTACAAAATGATACCCTTGTATTTCTGTACCTTTTTTATCTTGACGTCTTCCAATAATCCATATATTGTCTGATGAGTAATAGATACCTGTACCACCTGAAACAACTGCTTTAGGAAACAATCCAATTTCTTGATAAGTATGATTAACAGCAAGTAAAGGGATATTCTTCATGGTTAGATAAGGAGTAATCATTCTGAATAATCCCTTTAATGCTTTAGCTCTTGACATGTCAGCGACTGACTTTTCATTGAGAGCATCTTCCAACTCTTTCTTAGAGGCTAAGTTTCCAATTGAATCAATAACAACAACAACTTTATCTCCTCTTTCGATATTTTCGAGTTGACCTACTAAATCGAACTTAAGTTGTTCGACATTTTGTACTGGAGTATGTAATACTTTTTCAGTATCAATACCAAATGATTCGAAATAAGATTGAGGTGACCCAAACTCTGAATCATAAAATAACATTACTGCATCTTCATGCTGCTTTAAATAAGCTGCTCCCATAAGTAGAGCAAATGAAGTTTTGAAATGCTTTGAAGGACCGGCAAGAACTGTAAGTCCTGATGTAAGTCCTCCGTCAATATCACCTGATAATGCAACATTTACCATTGGCACCTCAGTGACAGTTATATCTTTTTCAGCAAATAAAACTGAATCAGATAGAATAGAAGTATCTTTGATTTTACTATTCTTTTTTAATTTATCCATTATAGACATATTATCTTCTCCTGGCTTTTGACGGCCTATTAAATGCATCTAGCATTCTTTGTTGTTTACGACTTCTAGAAACTGCTTCAGCTTTTTTTCTTTTCTTTTTAGCTGTAGGTTTTTCATAGAATTCTCTTTTGCGTACCTCTTGTACAATACCTGCGTTTTCACAGGCTTTTTTAAATCTTCTTAGACCAACATCAAAAGGCATTTCTTTTGATGGTCTTTTGTCTCTAGGATTTTTATTCTTCCTTGGACGTAAATCTATACTTGGCATTGTTCTCCTTTATTTATTTTTATATATCTATTATAACATAAAATCAGTGAGTTGTAAACTGTTTTTTTCATATTCATAGGTTCTTTTTTTATTATCCTGTATTAGGAATTTAGTATCAATCATTTCAAGCTGATTGTTTAAATATTTTTGAACCATTTTTGCAGCATGCTCTGCTGTAGTCACTGGCACATTTTGGCATATATGGTTAAGTGACCTTTTAGGTTCAAGCAATATAAAATCTTTTGGTAGTTTCATAAGAGATAAAGCTTCTCTTACTGTTAAGTATCTATCTTCATCCGGATGAGTTAAGCACGTTGGCATATGTCCAACAAATGCTCCTATTTTATCTTTAGGAATCTCTGTAGTTTTTCTCATGATATTACCACCAGCTTTGAGCTTATGATATTGCCTATCGCATTTCTTTGCAACATTATCATATCCATTTTCTCTCATCCATTTAGCTACTTCTTTATATGTTGTTCTTTCTTCAATGTAGTCCATTGGGTTTGTTGTCTTTTCTATTTTATCTTGAAATTCACTATGTGATATACCACCTTCTAATACTTCAAGAACATATCGATAATATGGTTCTTCAGAAGGTTTCTTTTCATTACAAAGAATTTGACTCATTGGGTCATCATCTTTTCTTTCAACTTCTCTTATATCATCAGCAATCATTGTAGGTCTTTCTAGTACATATTCAAATAATGGTACTTCATTACCTTTCCAAAAGAAATAGAATGTTCTATCTCGTACTTGGCTGAGTCCATGTAGTATAGATTTTGTTTTAAAGATACTAAAAGTATATCCATTATCTTCTCCTATCTTCCTCAATCTTCTTACAACGGGTTCTCCCATCTTACTTGCAAGCCTTGGTGCGTTCTCTCCCCAAAATACTTTTGGTTGTACTTCACTAAGTACATATTCAGCAGATGTAAACATCCATTCGTTCATAGGATTATTACTTGCAGCTGATGGACTAAGTGAGCTGAGCCCTGCACATGGGCATACAGTATTAATCACATTAACTTTTTCTGTGTAACTCGCTCCCTCTGAGAGGTTCAAATATGGGACCTCATGGTTATAATGATTTAATAAGTGAGATTCATTAGCTTGAAAGCCTTCATATGTCATAATATACTTTGGTCTTTCTCCAAAGACATTTTCCATTGCTATTGTTTCTCCACCTATTAGTGGTACTATACTCGCATAACTCATGCAAAAAACTCCTCTAGTCCAGCCTTTTCAATTCCATTCCAATATGGATAGAACTCTCTGGATAAATGTATTGATTGTGGTTTCTCCATATATTTAAAATCGAGCTTACCTTCTTTATTAAAGAGATGACCGGTCCATCTTTTGATACCGTATTCTTTCTCTATGTAATCGTTAAATTTATTTCTTGCATCATTTCTTTCTGACCAAGAACCGTAAAATGGTTGTCCTTTATAATATCCTGATTGCGGTATTCTTCTACTTACATCTTCTATTGGAAGCAACTCATATATCTTTGCATTATACTTATGAGCTTCTTCAATATACCTATCAGCTAAATCTTCTATCTTTTGTCCTAGTCTAATTACATGATGTCTTATATCAATATTACCAAAATAGCATTCAAGCTCTTCATAATCGTAAGGAATGTATTTATCAAATCCTTCGTTTAAAGCTCCATTTAAAGTTTTGAATGGAACACTGTTTACTGTCCAACCTGGTCGATACATGCAGATGGAATGACTATCACCAATAACTATTTTAGAAGTTGGATTAGGATAGTCGATTCTTTCAGCTTCATTAAACATGCGTTCTAGATTTTTAAGGTCTACATCATGCCATTCCGGTTGAACCTCTTTCTTAGCCGATTCCAGTTTTGATTTAACCATTTCGTGATACGGCGGGAAGTCGATTCCAATTGAAAAGACTCTGCCTTTGAACTTAGAAAAGTTGACAGTGTTCTTAACATAAGGAAAACCGTATACGCCACCAAACATATTAATTCCACCACTCCAATCAGTGCCGTGATAGACCCAAAGACTATCATAATCATTGTGGTCTTCAATTTCTCCACCGTAGTTAACATCGCAGTTTCCATATTTCTCCTTTATCATATCGCCATACATTACTCCTGCAGCTCCTCTATGAGAAGCAGCTCTCTTAGCTATTGGAATAAATGGACAATTAATTATATTTTTCATTAGATATATTATACCATACTTTTGTTCAAATGTAAACGTTTTTATTCAAAGAATTCACTAAGGGTATTAGTCTTTTGTACGCGCGCCACGCGTCTACGCGCGCATGCTCGCTCGTCTTCTCTTATCTGTAGGTATACACCAAACTGACATGACAACACTTCAGTTCCGTAGTATTTAAGAGAATCTTGTTCATATTGAAATAATTTACTACCGTCTTTCTTATTTATATTGAAAGCTTTTGGATGAAATACAACATCTTTTGTTAATCCTATTTCATCTGAATTTTCTCTCATATAGTATATTGCTTCGTCATACAATTTCTTTGGAGCTTCTGGCCACATTAATTGTATTGTATACACAGCTCCTGGACCCGGCGATACAAATCTTTGGTCATGATGATACTTCATTTGTGGTAATACAGATGAAGAAGCAGCTCCATGGAATCCGTAATAATGTCCTATGCCAGGTTGTTCTCTTAAAAGAGTATAAATCTCTGACATATGATTACATTGTTGCATTCGTTCTAAGAAACCAGTATCTCTAAAAGAAGATACCCATTCACAAACATCAACTGCATGAAACTTTCTATCTGGTTCGTTATACTTTTCACGACAATAGTTTCTAGCAGCAGTTTGTATAGATGTGTGTAATTCTGTTGTTCCCCAAATTGGTTGCTTATTCTTTATTGCTTTATCTAAATTATTACGAACATATTGAATATAATCTTTATTTCCATTTGCTATTCTATCAAAATCAACAAAGACGTTATCTTCTCCTGAAGCAAGAAAATGAACTCCTCTTCCACCATAGAAATGAGATATAAAAGTATTACCTACAATATTCATTATTGTAGTATCTAGACTTGCTATCTCTTGACCAATAAATCTCATACGGTCATCAAGTGTAATTGTTGGATGAAAATATTCTACATCTTCGCCAAGACCAAAATCATTCTTGCCATGACGATTTACTGATTCATATTGTTCTTTTGAATATCCAAGTTGTATATTAGACCTTTCATTAACTTTATATAGAAACCAATTGAACTCTTTCATGAGTTCTTTATCGTAATTCGACCAATCGTAATTATATTTAGTACTTGACACGTTCCTCGTTATCTCTCTTTAAATGAACAATTGATATATCAGGACATCTTTTTTTAATCTCTTTGATTTGAATTGGGTCATCTTCGAAATGCATTTCTATTTCTACTCCCAAGTCTTTTAACATATTAATCATTTGTCCTTTAAAGATACCAGAAGCTTTTCTGCCATATAGTGGATTTTCTTTTACTCCATGAGTCACTTTATGATTTTTTAGTTTTCTTTCAAGTGGATTCATGTAAAGAGTATTATATATTCCTCTAGATTCTAGCATTTTTACTGTAGCTTCTCTATCAGCAAAAGGCCGCCCAGTAATGATGATGTCATCTTTACCGGGTCTTACGCCTGTGGTGCTTTCACCAAAATAGATTACTCCATCGATGTCAAACGAATTAATTTTCATAATCATTCTTCGCATCTTGGAAGGTGTGAGGCAAATCTGCTGCCTTCGGTCTATTCTCTTTGAGCTGTGGAGTAGTAATATCTGTCAATACTCTCCTAGCTAAAGCATCACATTCAAATTTGGCATCTTGAGTTTTGAGCTGTAATGGAGGAGTCTTTTGAGTCCATGCTGATGGTCCTCTTAAATATCCTACAATGCCCATCTCTGAAGCTACCTTACAAAATCTAATTGCTGAAACAACAACTCCACCAGAGTTTGGAGAGTCTTGAACTGAAAGTCTAGCTGACATTTCATATCTTGCTCCTGCAAATCCATAAGCAACCATATCAAAGTTAGCTATTTTATTATCAGATGAGATATAATCTCCACCTGGTTTTTGTTGAACAGTAAGAGATGGACCAGCAAATAATGTCATACCTGCAGTTGATTCTCCTCTTACGCTGTTTTGTCCTTTTAAAACATTTTCTTTTGATACATGTTTGTTATGTAATCTATATTGTTTTGCCATATTCAAGAAGTCAGTATTTGCTGTTCTTCCTGTTCTTATATGCTCTTGTCCTTGTGTAGAACCAGCAGCCATATTCATTTGAATGTGTTGTGTTACCATTAAACCTGAATCTAACATAGCACCTTGTAGAACTTCTGACATTCTTGAAGCTCCCCAGGCTGACCTCATATCTGAACCAACAATTGTAAGTCCTGCATCTATGAATCTTTGTTCAGTTATCATAGCATCTTCTGTTGAAATCAATGTCGGTATACAGTTTACGAAATGTATTCCTGCATCTAACGCAACATCAATCCAGTATTTAGAAGCTTCTTCTGAACCAACTGGTAAATAGTTAATGAGTACATCTACATCATGATACTGTAGTAACTCAACAGTTCTTTCAAAAGATTCTGCTGGTACAGCTCCATTTACAAATGTGACTTCATCTGGATAATCATGCATGTGAGGAGCTATTCCGTCCATTTCTGGAGCTGAATAGACCATTGCATCATTATTTACAGCTGAACTATTTGATGTAGTTGTTATTTTTTCGACATGGTCCATAGCGCAATTAGGTTGAGCTCTTAAAGCTTTTGCTAATTTTTTATTTACTTTCCTTTTATCGATATCAAATCCAATAACAAACTCGATGTCGTGTACTGAATATCCGCCGATATCTTCATACATTAGACCAATTTTGTCTTCTGGATTTTCGTTATAATATTGTACACCTTCCACTAAAGACTTTGCACAACTTCCGACGCCGATTATTCCGGCTTTTATTTTTGACATATTATTCTCCTTATATCAGTTTATTTGAGTGAGAAATTTGACTGGCGTACCAGAGTAGCTCACTATATACTATTAGTTATAACACTTATCAGACCACTTCCAAGGATAATGACTGCTGCTGTGTTTAAAATTATCAATGCTCTATCTTTCCAGATAAGAGCTACTATTAACCAACCGAATGTTCCAACTAAGGAAAACGCTTGGTCATAGAGAGCAAGGTCAGGATTAGACCTGCTTGCCATAGCAATTAAAAGAATAGCTGATGCTACCCATTTAATATACCAATCAATTGTATACTTAGGAGTTGCGCTCTTAAATATACGCTTTGAATTTTTTATTTCTTGTTCGTTAAATTTCGGTGAATTCATATTTTACATTAGCCTCTTTAAATATTTCATGTGTTTTTTCTATTGCTTCTTTCCATCTATCTGGAGTATTTTCTGAAAGCGATACAACTCTAGATATTCCTGCTTGTATTATACCTAATGAGCAATGACCACAAACTGGTAAACCATAAATATATAATATAGAATCTTTTAAAGATATTCCATTTTCTGCAGCATTATATATACAATTCATTTCTGCATGAACTACATATTGATACTTTGTTTCTCTATGATTATATCTTTCTTTACTATCTTCAATACCTTTAGGAAATCCATTATATCCTGTTGCTAATATTTTTCTATCTCTTACAGCAATTGCACCTATTTTTCTACTTGGGTCTTTACTCCATGTAGATATTTCACGAGCAATATCAAGAAATCTTTTATCCCACTTATTTAACAAGGTCAAAGTGCCTCTCATACACATGTAAGTTTTGTACTTGCCAATAAATTTTACCACCACTTTTAAGTGGATGACCATTATAGTATAAATCTTTTTCTAGTTTTTCTAATACGTATTTTTGCCAAGCGTAATCATTTCGATAACCATATACAACGTCATTACTTCTCATTTGAACTACACAATGTAATTGTTCATCTCTTATATAATATGTAACAGCATTTGTACAAATAAAATCATTCTTACCATCTTCTTTAAATTCGCGCCAGATACTTGGTCTTTGATATACCATTGAAGCTCTACGAGAATCTGGATTAATTTCACTTAGTTCTTTTACTACTTGATTATATTGTCTATGAAATTTTTTACTGAATATAAGATGACCATAATTAGAATTGATTTCACCATAATCATTTGCAGAATATTCCCATGCTGCTGGCGACTTACCATATATTTCAGCAAGTTTATTAATATTAGTTGACCTAGAATTATACCATTCTATTTCAGCATCAATATATTCTTGATTGGGTTTACCAAAAATTGATGGCTTATCTGCTAGAAAAGACGCAGCAAATATTTCGATTGTTTTACAACCAGTCTTATCATCGGTAAACTCTTTGTTTTTAAGTTTATCGATAAACGTATTTGCGATATCTTTAGTCTTCAACATTACTTACCTTTTTGTTGAACATATCTCTTGTTGGGTCTTGGCCTTCCATTTTACCTCGAGCATAAGCAACAGCAAAAGAACAATAGTTAATCATATCTTTATAAGTATCTTCAATACTTTCGAAGTTTGGGTCATCGGCTGATTCAAGCAATGAAGTTGCTCTCATCATTTTACCAAGAATAATATCATGAATCGTATCAATGCCACGTCTATAATGCATGGCTTGGACTACTGTTGATTCAGAACTTTGATAGTCTTGGGATTTTTTAGTTTGTAGTTCTGCGCATTCTTGCAGGACTCTTAAGCTTTCTTTCATAATGTCTCCATAATTAATTAGATATATCTATTATATCATACTTTTGGTTAAATGTAAACTGTTTTTTAATATATTTTACTACTTGTAAATTTTCGTAGTTCATCACCTTTACCTTTAAAGGTTGTTATCATTTTCATTTTACTTATTGGCCAACCACACATTACTCTTCCATCGCGTGTAGTTATTTCTTTTGTATCATTTCTATCAATACACTCCCATAATATTGCATCAGGGGAGTTATCATATTCAACAAAGAAAAGACGGTCTACTGATTTACATTTTGGTACTTGATTTTTCCAAGCTGTATTTACAGTAAAGTAACCAAAGGGATGTCTATTTTGGCATTTAACTTCTGCTGTTTCATCAAGTATCATACCATCTTTTTTGCTATCATATTTGTCAGTACTTTGTTCACCACTAAAGTAATCAAAAACTAATTGTTCGGCTAAAAAGCCCATCTTTTCTTTATTTGTTTTATATGTATTCATTATCTACTAAGAGATTTATTGTATATAATACCTTCTGATATTAATACTTCTCTATTCCACATGTGTCCTTTTTCAGTGTCATCTTTTGACTGACCAAAATAAGGAACTGCATGACAATCTTTTATCATTTGTTGATTAACACTAAAATTAGAATTACCTATAAAAAGTTCACCAAGTATTCTGCCAAACTTTCCTTTATCATGAGATTGTAATTGAACCTCTTGGTCTTTTAGTATTTTCTTTAAGTGAGCTTTTGAAGCTAAGCCATAAAACTTTTCTTCTAAATCTCTAGTTCTAGATTCTGGAGTATCAATACCCATCATTCTAACTCTTTGTTTTTTGTAGACCATTCCAAATCCTAAATCGATATCTACATCAACTGTATCTCCATCTACGACTCTTGTGACCTTTACGTTATATCTATAGCTCATTAGTCTTCTCCTATTACTGCTTTAATGTGGTCAGCGTCTATAATAACAGCTGCGTTACCATCAACATTTACTGCCATTGACTTTGACCAATCTAAAAAGACTCTTTGTCCTGTCATGACTTTATCTAAAGCTCCAGTACTAACTGCTAAAACTAATCCTGGTTTACTTGCGTTGTCAATATTTTCAGTAAGTATAATACCACCGGCCGATTGACTTTCTTTTTGTACTTCTGTTACGAGTACGTTGTTTCCTAACATTTTCATAATATCTCTCCTATTTGTAGAATATGTGGTTATTTATTATAACAGTTTGATTGAGCGAATCTGCCCAATAAGGAAGGACTCTATCATTGTGATAATGTGTTGACCCCTCTGTAATATCCGGATATGCTCCTTGTATGACATCTCTTGCTATGTGTAATGATTTAAGCCATGTTGGACTATCTTCTGGGTCGTCTGATTTGCCATCACAAAACCAACTAAATTGGCATTGATTACGCATAGGAATCATTTCGCCTAACCAGTTTTCTTTCCACTTAGCTTGGTAAATAACTCCACAAACATCCGTTGGATAATTTGGATGTTTTGTTCTATTTAGAACAACATGAGCAACAGCTACTTTTCCAGCTAATGGTTGATTACCAGCTTCAAAGTAAATGTTTTGAGCCATACAATAAATATCATTGTTGGCGTCTGAAGCTTCAACCTTTGGAACAGCAAACATTACTGCACCTAGCATGAAACCAAATAACATTCCATATAGAAATGCTTTATATTCATCTGTCATATATTATTTTTAAACACGAATTCAATAGCTCGTGCTGCCTCCTTTTCTAAATCTCTTTTATTATACCACCCACCAGTATCAGTATCTAAATCTCTACAGATATATTCGATTTCTTTTGGTGTAATTGGATAACCTTTACTATGAGCATTACCAGCAGTTGTTAACATGATTTGATACATTTTTGCATACCAACCAGTTCCACTGATACCTTTATATTCGTCAACTTGTTTTTTATTAACAAAAGGACAATCACGATATGATGTCCACGTATAATTTGTATTGTTCAATTCATTTCTTTTTCTTTCAAGTAACGCTTTTTGTATTGCTTCTGGAAAACGATCGAACATTGTTTGATTAGGTTTAACGTATGGATATTGTTCCATAAGTTTATGTGGGTTCATAATATCTCCATCGTGAGAAAATATGAAATTAAAACTGTTTTTGTATTTAGCAGGAACATAATACATTCTGCTTAAGTCTTTGGTTTGAGCATCAGCAATATCGCCAATCTCTTTGTTTAAAGCATACCAAAAATGCTTAATGTCTTCTTTATCAACGAATTCTGTTAATGGAAAGACGAGTCTAAACTTTGGTGATTCAACTGTAGATGATGCTGTTGAATAACATACATAACGATACTTATCATACTTTGATTCAATATCTTTCATATCGCCTTCATAATCATCAATATCAAGAATACCAAAGCCGGCCCAACCAACAACATTATCATTTGCACGAGTAGTACTAGTTTGATATATTGCTGGACTTAAAAGCGGAGCATCTTTCTTTGTAGGATATTTAGTCGACTCAGAAAGCTTATAGAGAATAGCCTCGAACTCGTCGAAACTATTATAATCCATACGCTTATCTGTTTTGTTATCGTATATATTATCGAATATTGTGCAACTTACCATGATTTCCTTCGTGACTTGGTCCTTCCCAACCTTCTGGTTTGATTAGGTCTGGTAATCCTAGTGGATTAGGTCTTTCAGGTTTTACTCCTACTGTTTTATTTAAGTTTGCTTTTAGAACTTCATCCCAAGCTTTATATGGGTCAATACCAAATGCATCAAGTGTTCCAATAGCAACAACACATATATCGATTAAACCATCGACAATTTCTTCTGCATCGTTATTGGTTAATGCTGCTTCAGTTTCCATAAGTTCTTCTCTTATAAATTTGATTCTAAATCCAAGATAAGCACGTAGCTTTTCAGCGTTGTCTTTATTATCATGAATCCATTTATGAACTCCATACTTATACTGCATGTCTTGAATATCTTTTATCCAGTTTTGGCTCATGTTATGATTCCTGATTTTGCTGTTACGATTCCACTATCCATTTGTCTTACCTGATCGACTAATTCATCGACTGGATCGACCATGAATACAACAAAGTTTTTAGGAATAGTGATTCCTTCTTTTGCTTTTGTATAAGCCATGAAAGGCATAAATCCAATTTTGCCTTCTCCAGCTGGTATTAAAGAATAGCCATCGGTAATAGTAATGTCACTGCCATTATCTACTACTTTGCCAATTACTTCCTCTCCTGAGGATAATCTTACTAGTTTCATATTTTTCTCCATAGGTATATATTATACCATACTTTTAGTAGTTTGTAAACGATTAATCCCAATTAATTGCAGGTATTTGTCCATAAAATCCTTGAGTTGCTTTTAATTGAGTAGGAAAATATTTAGAAAGCTTCTCAATATCTCCATGATCGTAATTTAATTTAGGCAATCTTGCCTCTTTCTTTTGAACTATAACAGATACATCATATCCATAAGTTCTCACAGCTGCATCTGAACAGTCAAATCCAGCTAATATAAGATTATATAATAATAATCCTGCATTCCATAATGAAACATGTCCACCAACAATATTGTGTCTAAGTGGTGGAACAGATATTGCAAGAATTCCATTTGTATCTATAAGATGAAATATCTTACTTAAAAAATGATGTACATTCAATTGATGTTCAAGTGTATGTGCACACCAAACACAATCAAAATTTCTATCAAAGTCGATTGTATTAAAATCACCTTGATAATCTGATTCGAGTATATCTGTTGTATAAACTTTTTTACCTCTTTCTTTAAACATATTAGAAAACTTTCCATCACCTGCGCCAACATCAAGTACTGAATTAAATTGAAAATCTGTTACTAACTTTTCAAAGGTGAGTAAACTTCTCATCCGAAAAAATCCTCCAGGCTTGCAACTTCTTTCGAAGTCCAACCTACTGCTTCCAAGACCGGTTCAATAGGATCGAGGAATGTTTTTTGAAACTGTGTTTCATGGTCGATGTATTTTCTTAAGCCAAACTCATCTGGAAGATAAGATGGGAAAGCAATTACATTTTCATGAATTGAATTTGGTTGACGAAGATATATGAACTTAATCTTTTCGCCATTGTTTATAAGTTCGTATTTCTTTTTAAGCTGATTGTCTTCAATTAGTTTATTGTAAAGAATAGCTCCACGAACATGTATAGGCGTTCCTTTTTTATAGAGGGTATTTCTATCTTGGAACTTTTTAACTTGAGTCACTCCGCGCGGAAATGCAATCTGGTCAGGTTCAAGAGTTTTGAAATAGTTCTTAAACTGTTCGATAGCTTGTTGAACTGTATTTTCATCTTCTTTCATTATGACTTTGAATATATTTTTAAGAGCATCACGACATGGTTCAGGTGTAGAAGACTTAATTGCTTCAATACCCATAATCTTAAGCTTTGGCTCGGCATATCTCACGCCTTCGTTATCATGTACATTCATAATATATCTTTTCTTTGCAGTCCAAAGCGCACGGTCAGCGATTGCTTCACGTTTCATAACCATACGATTATCTACTCCACCAAGATACTTATACAATTGCTCATAAGACTTTTCAAGCTCTGGTTCAAGCGCTTCACTAGCAACTTTATCTAGAAAGTCGATTGTATTTTCAGGTTTGAATTTTTGTACAAAGTCGTTTAAGCATACATACAGCGAGTCTGTGTCGATAGCAATAACATAGTCTTTCCATTTTTCAGGTTTGAGCACTCTATTGAGATAGGTGTTAAGCGAATATTCGGCCCATCGAATTGTAAGTTGTCCGGTGAGGGTAATTGCTTCTGCGATTCTCTGGTCAAAGAATCGAAAATAGCGATTGCCAAGAGCGCCATACAAACTGTTAAGAAGAATCTTAATAGCCATTTGTCTGTTTTCGGCAATTGCAATATCTCTTTCAATTTGATATAATTTTTGTTTGTCATTTTTATCTACCTTTTCTTTTTCTTTTTGAGCGTTAATCATTTCTTGTTTAATACCAACACGCTCTTTATACATCTCATCGATAATGAATGGTATTATACCTGGCTTATCTACATTAAAATATTGTCCATTAGCTGCAAGAGCTTTACCTTTATTAGGAGCGATACGATGTTCGCTTATAGCACTATCAATATCGAATTGAGCAATCTCTCCATTAGCAATCGTTTCAGGCGACATATTGTATTGCATAATGATTGATGGATAGAGAGAGTTTAAGTCAAAAGAAACAACGTTATCATGTATTCCTACTTGTGGGTCTTTAACAAAGCCACCTGGATAGTTAGACTTTACTTTATCTTCAACGAAAGGTATAGCAATATTGTTTGCAAATAATCTGCGATAGATAATCGTATCCCATATCATTGTAGTACCGAATGTATCGTTATAGTTAACGCCAGCTTTATATGCCATTGTCATACAAAGAGTAATCAATCCAAGCTTATCTTCGATTTTGTCGACAAGCTCAACGTCTTTGATATTATAGTCAATAAACTTTTGGTGATTATGCTTGTAAAGAGTATGAAGATTCGAATACTCATCATAAGATAGTTTCTTTTCTCCTAACACGACATGAGCAATGTTATCAAGTTTATAAGATTCTTGTGGTCCATAAGAATAACCAAACTTCTTAAATAGGTCGAGGTAATCAAGTTGAGATATACCTTTAAGTTCATAAGCAGTTTGAGTCCTTCCCATCTTAGTTACGTCTTGTCTATCAATCATTCCCCAAGGACTGAGTCTTTTTACGTAAGCTTCTCCAAGCATACGATTGATTCTATTCACAAGGTATGGAATATCAAAGAACCTTGAATTCCAGCCAGTCACGACATCAGGACAATATTGTTGAGATGACCAATGAGTAATAAAATTAATAAGCAAGTCATCTTCACGGTCAAACTTACGATATACTACCATGTGGTCTTTCATATAAGATTTGTCAGTATCATAATCACCTAAGCCCCAGACATAATAAGTATTGCCAATATTGTTTTTCATACAAATGGCTGTAATCTTATGGTCGGCTTTTTCAGGCTCAGGGAATCCATCGTCAGAAGCAACTTCAATATCAATTGTTGATACGTTGATTTTGTTTCGATCGAATTCGATATTACCAGGATAGTAATCATTAATGAATGCTGGAACGTACTTTGTGTTTCCATATATCTTTTTACCAGATACGCCTTTATTAGCTTGAACATACTCGTTAGCAGTTCTCATGGATTCGAACCTTTTGCCAGCATTTGCTACACCTACAGGATTTCCATCAAGCGATTTCCACTTGGTAGGAAGATTGGTAGATGTAAAAAGGATTGGTTCGTATTTGACTTTCTTTTCAATTCGTCTTCCGTGGTCATATCCTCGTAAGAGAATCATATTACCATATCGAGACACATTAGTATAGAATTTCATCATATGTATATTATACCATAGTTTAGGTTAAATGTAAAGGTTTATTTTCATTTATTTTCAAAAGATTGGGGGTAATTGCTTACCCCCGCATGATTTTGTCAATTTGGTCTTAAAATCCAGCAGCTTGAGCTATCATTAACGCTGGTGCTAATCCTAAGATTAGTCCTGTTGTTAACAAAGCTATAGTAACAGTTTTTAAGGCCTCGGCAACGTCTTCATACTTATCCATAAGATGGATTATATGTTTCATGTTGTTCTCCAGTAAATAGTTTATTACATATCTACTGAGTTGTCGCTGCTCGCCAGTTTACCCTTTCAAGTATTCTTTCTTCTTTGATGCCCCAGCAGACCCTAATTCGATCTTTCTAGGACGCTTCTCTTCTGGAAGTTCTACTCTGGCATACACCACTAGTATTCCATCCTTCAAATCAGCACCGTCTATTACAACAAATTCTGAGAGTCGAAATGATTTCTCAAATTTGCGGGACGATATACCTTTATATGCGTATTCACGCTCAGCTGGCTCCACCTCTCCTTTGACTTTCAATATGCCATCTTTAAGTTGGATATCAATATCCTTTTCCTTAAATCCAGCAATTGCAAGCTCGATGAGAAATTTCTCATCATCGATTTTCACAACGTTATGTGGTGGATAGTTATCAGTTCCAGACCTAGCACTTTGATGAATCCTTTCTAAGTCTTCAAACAATGTGTCAAATCCGACAAAAAGTGAACGCGGTACGTTCAAAGTATTTCTTACCATTTTTATTTCCTCCTATTAAATAGCAAGGTTGTGGGAACCGGTCCAATACCGCATTCCTCGTTATATATTTATACAAGCTTTGTTGCTAGTTTAAATAAATTTTTTATAAGTAGATTTTTACTACTTTATTTAGTCTGCCTGCTTTCATAAATTTATGAAAATTCTTCCAGGCCTTTTTAATTTTTTTCTCCATTATTAGAGTTCCCTATGTTATACTTAGGGCATAGTTCCCATTGAGTTTTTTCCTTAAAAGGAATCACCTTAATTTGTCTCAATGGTGCTAAATCTTTAGAAGATTCAGGCTTCATAATAGTTACTAAACCCCAGTCGGCTAGTAATGTTGCAATTGTATTTCTACGTTGTACATCATTCTCAAGTAAACTAGATGGTTTTCCATCTAGTAAAAATAGTTCTTTAAAGTGAACTATAAAATATCTACCTTGCTTATGTAATATATGGCAAGATTGAAAAAGCTTCTGGTCTTTCCTAGAAGCTACACCTATACGTGTTAATGTTTCACGTATCTTTAAAAAGTCGTCTGGTTCGTTTAGAGAGACTTCTAACATAGAGTTAGGAGTCCAATCTGTAATTTGTATGTTATTGTTTTCCACCTTTATAAATCCTTTGTTTCAATTGTTCAATATTTTCATTACTCATTAATGATAATGCAGATTTAGCCTTTTCGTCACTATACCCATAATTTTCTTTGATGAGTTCTAGATGGTCAATATCACTGGCCTTAATCCACTTAGACCATCTTTTCTTCTTTCTAATTATATTTATAAGAAAATCGAACTGAACGCGATGGTCTAGGTGATGATGTTTATTCATTTCATTAGCATACAATACAGTGTCTTTAAAGAAAGAAAGACCACGATTTATAATGAAAGGATTGTATTCTTTCTCAGCAATGTCATCAACCATGATATCTTTCTTGGTTTCATTAATTGCTTTTAAGTAATCGAATGGACTCATTGTTTATCTATGAACGTTTGAGCGTCTGATTTTTTGGTGAATGTTCTTTCAGAAATAATAACATTTGCAGAATTGAATTGAACTGCTCTATACTGTTCTTTTTGACTTTCAAAATGAACGGTTACTATATCCCATCTATTAGTCGTTTCTTGTTCTACGATTTCGCCACCAAATGGCAAGTTTACGAATTTTTTCATTTGAATTTTACTCCTGCCATTACTTCAGTTAAACATGCAACCATATTCAATTCATGGTCTGCAACAAAACTGTTTTTATATTGATAATCAGCCAGAATAAGTACCAATTGCGGTATTGATTGAGGCTCTACGTATTCATTCATGTTATCGTATACTTTACGAAACATTGATGCTGGTTCTATATCGATATTATCAGCAACCCATTGTCTCATTTTACGAAAGTCTTTTATTTTAAGAGCATTCATAAGAGTATCAAGAGCAATATCATTAGCATTGACTAATATACCACTATCGATTTTACCAAAGTTTGAATATCTTTGTAGTTCATTAAGTGTTCTTCTGAAATCTGGAAAGTATTTCATAATCAGTTCAGCAATAACAGCTGGTTCTGAATTTATACTTTCGACTGATAGTATCTGTTGAACTCTTTGCATAAACTGACCAGCAAGAGCTTCTTTCTCTTTCTTTGGCATCGCAAATTCGATAACACTGGTTCTTGAATGTAGTGGCTCGATTATACGATTCTTGAAATTACAAGTAAGTATAAACCTACAGTTAGATGAAAACTCTTCGATAAATCCACGCAAAGCTGGTTGAGTGGATTGTGGATTAAGGTAATCCGCTTCGTCCAAGATGACGACTTTGAGGCCGCCTGATAAGGAAACGGACGAAGCGAATTGTTTGATTTTGTTTCTTAGAGTATCAATACCTGATTCTTCTGAACCATTAATGATTATATAGTCTAAGTCAAGCTCGTTGCAAAGTGCTCTAGCAACTGTGGTCTTTCCTGTACCAGCAGTACCAGTGAACATCATATTCTGAAGTTCGCCTTTGTCTAAAACATTTTGGAATATCTTTTTAAGGTCTAGTGATAATACACATTCCTCTACTTTTCTTGGGCGGTACTTTTCCACCCATAGGAACTCTTCCATTATAGTACCTCCCAACCTTCTACGGTATCTAACCTAAAAGACCTCCATGCATTTTTATCCAATGACCATACTGGAAATGCTTCCATTCCTGTCGCTGAATAATCTATTGATATTGTTACACCAGCCTCTTTTAGAGTTTCTGGTTTTAGAGTACACGGCATTATTCTTAGTTCGCCTGTATCTATTTTTTTGAATGTGACTGTGACTTGCCCTTTTTGTAAAGCCTCGAGCAATTTGGCTTTTTCATTGTTGTTCATAATATATCCTATAATAAAATTTGAGGGGACTTTCACCCCTCCCGTATTAACCTTCGACTGATTCTTCATCAGCAACTTCTTCCACCGGTACTTGACCTTCTGGTGTTTCGTTGCCTTTGGAGGCCGCGTTTAGAAACTTAACTGTTCTGTTTCTTAAACCACCAACTGCTTCAAGCTCAGGGCCTTCAAATCCACCTCTTTTAGAACAAATATCAATTATTTGTACCATTGTAGCGATGTCCTGTAGACTTAACTGGACGCTTTCTGCAGCTTCAGTTTCAACGTTATTCACTTCTTCTGACATAATTTTCTCCTATGCATAGTTACGAAAATAAGAAGACCTGCCCCATGCAGCATCTTCCATTCCTACAATATATTTATACATCGTAGCTTGAGTTTTTCTCAAGAGCGATAAAGTAATCCACTGGGTAGTTACTATTAGTCCAGTTAGAGATAAGCTTTGAGCTAATGCTTACAAAGTAATCTCCTGGTAGTAACTTCAAGTTGGGTATACTTACCACGAAGTTAAACTCATTTTTACATGAGTTGTCTTTATCTAGTTCAATCTCAAATAAGTTTGAAGTCGAGTCTCTTGTATCGAGTACAGAGGCTGTAATAACTCCAGAATTACCTGTGATTGCTAGTTCAGTATGACCAAGAACAGCAGCAGCTTTACGAATCTGATTTAGTTTATCTTCTTCGATATTAACTCCAACTTCTGGTTCTGGCATCTGAATATCTTTTTGAGGAG